ACCTGCAATTGAGCCGATTCCACTCATTAGTCCTGCCTGCCCAGCTGCCTTAGCCTGAGCCTGCATTCCTTGGAACGTAACGTCCTGTCCTCGCTGTTGCAAGGCCATATTGATACCTACATTAGGGTCGAACAACTGAGGCCCCATAGGGCCTGCTGCGCCTTGCTGTGCCTGTCCTAGCATTTGACCACCAAGTCCAATAGCAGAAGATGGGCGACCTAAGATAGTCATACCTACGTCACCTGCAAGCTGACGGTTTTGTGCAAAAGCCTGTTGGCCCATACCTGCTGCCTGACCACGGAGGCCAGATAGGTATTGCTCACGGCCAAGTATTTGCCCAGCAACTGCACTCTGGTCCGTTACACGGCCCTGACGTTGTGCCATTCCTAGTGCTTGTTGATCTACTAGACGTTGTTGCTCAGGGGTAAGACCCTGTGCACGCTGGTAAAGATCTTCAGCCATAGCAGTCTGCTTCTCGGCTAGTCCTGTGCTGTAAGGGTCAGCTGAACGGTAAGCTTCTACGACTTGCGGTGCGAACTCCTGCAATGCCCCTACGTCGGACTCACGTTGCAACTGCAACTGCTCACGTTGCAATGCACCTGCACGGGTGGCCTGATCCTCGAGCATAGTGAACAAGCCTGGCGTGCCGCCAGCCTCCTCAAGGCCAGCCATCTGTGTTTCAATCTGGGCTATGCGAGCCTCTCGATTTCCACCAAGGGACTCAGCAATTTTTTGAACCTCTGCATCATAGGCTCTTTTCTCCTCCTCGTAGTTTCTGTTTTTGTATGTTGAACTACGTTTGGTTCTAGAAAAGCGATTTCGTTTACTCCGTGTTCTTGTTTTATATTCCTTAGGCTCAGGTCCAGCTGATGCCCTAGCAATCTTCATTGCCTCCTCGTTGGAAACGCCGCCCGAACCAGCCTTCAGACCATCGAGTTCAGCCTTCAGTTTAAGATACTGAGGGGCCTGCTTGGGATCTTCGATCCCGTATGCCATTGTAGCAATGTCAGACAGCTCTAGGGCTGTGTACTGCGGACGGTAGGTCCGCTCTGCACCGATCAATCGCTCCTGTAATCGAGGGTCCGTGATGCCTTGGTATTGACCACTAAAGCCCTTACCAAATAAGTATTCACCCATTGACTTTCCAGGGTCAATTGGGTCTGGCATTTTTGGGGTTTTTGACCCTCCTCCGAATATTCCTGACATAATTTTATTGGGTTAATATTTTCCTAAATAATTTTGTAGTATAACTTCTTACTTGTTGAACTCCTGATTTATAACGAACAGCCCGTAGTTTTTTGTAGGATACTTCGGGGCACTTTATAATAAAGTTATGTATGATTTTTTTAAAAGTCTGTTTATCCTTGGCAAATATAGAAGCCATTAAAACGGTGTCTCCGTCTTTTCTGTCAGGTTTCCATTCGTTTAATTGAGATAGGACTTCGTCTTCATTGCAATTATACCACATAAATATACCCGATATATTACCCGAAGCATCGCTTTCTAACGTAATAGTATCTTTTGCTATATGGTAAGCTACAAGAGTTTGAATGTAATCCCTAGTTGCTCCGTCTAGTACCTTGCCGTTCTCCTTTTCAATACAGAAGTCCACTACCTTGTCGATGAAAACAAGGGCTTCCTTTTGCGTAGCGTTTTGCAACGCTAGTTGTACTGATTGAAGGAGAGGGTTCATTATCGAATTACTGAAATAAATACAAACTCTTTGTCCGTAGTTCTACCACTACCACTTGCGTCATAGTGAGCAACTTGAAAATGGGTTGTATTTAAAGGTTTGTTGATAAAGCCTACTCCGTGCTGACCATTAACTTCGTTTGAATAAGATAGAGATACAGCATAATTTGTATCAGGCATTGCCGTAGTAAATGTAAAAGTGTATAGTCCAGTACCATTTTTCGTAACACTTGCTATGTTTCCGCTAGCATTTAGAGTATCAGATGTCCCATTATAGTTAGCCCAAGCCCTTACACCAAAATAAGGAGCAGTTCCTGTAGTTTGAGTAATCCCGTGATCAGTGATTTCTGTATCCACATAAGCCTTGATACTCTCGGAGGTAGCCAAGTTAGTAGCAGTAGCTGTTCCCATTGTGTCATCGTCGATGACATCTGTCAGCTTAGCAAATGTTACACTAGCATCAAGGATCTTAGCTGTGCTGACACCACTGTCTTTCACTACAATCTGACCAGAGGTATTCACTGTAGTAGAGGCACTGTCAGTCGCTGACTGATCAAAGGTAGCTAGATCAATTAAGTCGTTAAGCTTGTCCGCCGTAAGTTGCTCTCCGTTGGAGAACGCTGTTCCTTTATTTATAATAGACATAATTTAAATTGTTAAGCTGATTGCAGGAGGGAGTTGATTAGCGAAAGACTGCAACATCTACAGTTACCTGATCTATGAAAGTAGAATTTGATGGCCCACCGCCAATGGCTGTTATTTGAAAACTAGAAGTTGTTTTACTGCTAGTTTGAAATGCTGATATAAAGGCAGTATTAGCTTGACCAGAAAATGTACCACCTACAACTAGGCTGTAGTTTACATCAGGCATATCTACATCAAAATTAAAAGTATAAGTACCTGTAGAATCTCTAACTACACTAGCAATGTTAGCCCCATTGTTAAGTGTTTGAGTAATTCCGTTATAAGATGCAAATGCCCTGCAACCATAGTAAGGGGCAGTACCTGTTGTTTGAGTAATACCAGAATCATTTACTGATGTATCTACATAGGCTTTAATGCTTTCCGAGGTCGCCAAGGTAGTAGCAGTAGCGGTAGCCATTGTGTCGTCGTCAATAACATCTGTCAGCTTGGCAAAGGTTACGTTGGCATCTAGGATAGCAGGTGTAGTAATGGCATTATCAGCAATGTCAGCAGTGCCAATAGAGGCTGCGGTCAAGGCTGCCGTAGGCGAGCCAAGGTCATTGAGCTTAGTAGATGTTACCGTTTCAGTAGCGGTAAATGAGTTGCCAGGAGTAATTGTAATTGTAGCCATATCTTATATTGCTTTATTTGTTGATCTAAATGCTTCTGCGCCAGCAACCTTAATCGCTCGGAAGCGAGGTCGGCCAACTGTATTGTTAAGGGTTACTTGCATTCCGTATGCTCGTTTGTTACCTATTCTACCACGGACTGATACATCCTCGTCAGGTGCTAGATTTGTATTTGAATTCAATGAATTTAATGTACCAAGATCTACTGTGCTGTCAATGTTTTCAAGCTCTGCGCTAATGCTTAAGTCAGAGGAATTATCAGGGGATGACTGCACGTGCAACTCAAAGTTGTTCCAACGCTTGCGGTCAATAGTACCTAGGGTGAACTGCCTTGTAGTAACAGAAGCAGGTATATCGTGAGCTACGGTTTCTTCCTGTCCTTGCACGGGAATCTTAGTAGCAAGCAGATCTACTGCGTCTACACGGGCATCTAGCTTGTGCAGGCCGCCAAGCGTGTTCACTGCATATACTGCACGGTCAGCCTTCTTACCTGCTACAATTAAGTTAGCGATGTTCCAGTTTACGTCTTCTGTAGTATCAATGCTTTCCCACTGCTTGTTGATAAAGTTAAATATCAAAATAGCATTATTGACCTGACTTCCGTCAAGGGGAACTGCTAGGTAATATCTGTTATCGAAGTACACCCCTACGCTCTTGTCCCATACTGCACGGTTAATACGCTTAATCACGGGATCAATCGGTGAACTCAGTGGCACTTCATTGCCACGAAGATTGTACAGGTCCTGGAAGTTAGCACCGTATACTCCATTGTCAGACAGGAATAGTACATTGTTGCCTACCTGGATAATGCTGTTGCGTGCAACGCAACCTACTTCATTGGTAATTAACTGCACCGTTGCATCTAGTCCTGCTCCACTGACTAGGTGAATACTGTTGCGATTAAACACCAAAAGCTTGTCATCCGAAAAGGAGTGCAGACCTACATTAAAGTCCGCTGTACCTGCATTAAATCGGTACTGCGCATAGATCTGGTCATAGGTGTCGGAGTCCAATATGTCAGAAACAATAACCTCGTCCAAGATAGCACGATAAGTAAAGGAATCTTCTGCATCGTCTACGCTGTACTTGAAGGGCATTACCAGCCTACGCTGGTGATATGCTGCGTATTCAGGTGCAGGCATATGGGTAAACCCAAGACCTACCGATACGTGCCGTTGTAAAATAACACCACTAGCACCACTAGGAATGTTATCTGCTTCTTGAACATAGAACTCAAGTTCAAATAAAGTTTTGTCTACAGAAGATATTACGTAATCTGTTCCTACCGTAAATGTAGATCCGCCAGCGTCTTCAATTTCAATTACGTCTCCCACTGCAGTTCCATTCATAGCGGCTAAAGAAGGAAAATCCGCCGTTGCCTTTCCGTTTTCAATTAAAACTTTAGTAGGGGATAGCTGTTTCGGCTGACTGTATTCTCCACTAGCAACCAGTTTAAACCCTGGCGATATAGTAGAGGTAGCGTCCACTGTATAGGTAGCGGCAGCCTGGTAGGCTGCTGGCAGGTCATAGGTAAAGGAAGTACTGCTAGGTACAGTGTTAATCACCCAGCCTCCATTTGGATCTTCCCCCGTAGGAAATCCAGTAAGCCCCGCAATTGTAATTGCGTCTCCGATAGCTAGCCCGTGGTCAGCCGAGGTATTAACTGTAACTACATTAGAAGCAGCTGGTGTACTTGCTGACGCAATAGCAATAGGGCTAAAGAACTTGTCATTTTCTAGTGCAGTCTGCCCGTCTCGAAAGATGAACAGCCTGTTAAAGGCCTGTAGCATACTGCTGGCAGGCGGTACGTTTTCCCCCAGGGGGTAAGCCATCGTAATGCTAGTAGACGTATTCTGGAGGTCCGTAGCTACTGCGCTTACATTGGAGGCCAGTACAATAAACTGATTGTTATCTTGATTCGGATCACTAAAGGTTGCACTTGTGTAAACCTGTGAAACGGCACCCTGGTCCAGGATCATATTGTATCCAATGACAGAAGATGCAGTAAGCACCGTCAGCTGCGGCTCAGAGCCTCCGTCGTCCAAAGCAAAGGGTAAGTTAAGGGGAGTGCTGTAAGTCTCGTCAGCACCCGTTAAAGCGTACGTAAGGGTCTTTGTGTCTCCGTTGTCTGTAACTAAGGTAAGAGTATGAAGACCATTGGGGTCCGTTGTAGTACTTACTAGGTTCTCTACGTAGATCTCGTCACCTGCAACAAATACGTGACCAGGCTCTACGGCTGGGTCATCAATAACAATCAGGACTTCATTGCTAACCAAGGATGCTGACCGAATAGTAGTAGGCAGCAGTCCAACTACAGGAGGAATAGCAGTGCTCTCTGCTGTAGTAGGTAGACGCAGTACATCGTCACCAGAAGCAAATGGTGCCTTGATAAAACCAATACCTGGACGGACCTGCCACTCTCCATTCTTGCCCAGTCTACCATTAGAGCTGTTAGCAAGCATACCAGCTGGAAGCTGGTCGGGTCTAGCGTAGGAATTAAAACCAATAAACCCTACGTCCAGGTCTTCTTGGATAGGGTCATCATTAGGTCCGTATGTAGTGTAGCGTGACAATGTATTCTTTGGTTATTGATTAGCAGTTCCAGGCCTTGCGGCTCCAGTAGTTAGCTGATAGTTTATTAGTCTTACCCTTGATCCCTCCACTGCGTGCGCAGTAGCTTTTCTTCCGAGCGGGTTGATCTTTCTTGATGCTCATATTAGCATCCCCGAATCGGACGATCTTTTCTTTACCGCCCTGGCAAGCCTTCACGACGAACTTCTTACCACCCTGTACTTCACGGCGTGGTACGTTGCACTTCATCTTTGATTTGTCAGGCATTACTTTTTCTTAATTGATTTAACACGGCGGGGCTTGCCTGCAGGCTGCCCCAGTTTCTTCTTCTGGGATATTCGCTTTTTCTTTTGTCCTTCGGACATCTCGCTTGCAGTGACAGGGGTTCTTTCGCTGACACGCTTTGATGGTCTGCAGTAAGGCGTCCCTCGCTTTTCTCCCGCTTGTCGTCCACAGGGCTTTCCTGATCGGACATCTACCCATTCCTCCTTGAACCACCGCTTGAGGTCGGCTCCCTTCTGTGTCTTCCGTACTGGCATTCAAACCTTCTTCCGTTTGGATTTAGTTCCCCAGTTCTTGGCTCCTACCTTTCGGCACTTGGCAATTGCCCCACTTGCATACGCAGATGGGAATACCTTGTAACGGGCTTTGACTTTCTTATAGCAAGCGTCCTTGGGCATTATTTCTTCTTTCCGCAGCCGCAACCCCCACGCTCTCCACAGGAACCCTTGCCAGC